GAGTACTTCTAGCGATAAGGCACAGGACATTTTAGCGATGATCCGTGCTAGACAGCAGAAGGGATAAGAAAGATTGGGGACTGAAGTAACTCGGTCCCCTCTCCTAACTTAGAGGACACTACCATGACACTACCAGACGAAAGATACCGCGCACTAAAGCAGGGAAAAAAACTATTGGAAGAACTATGCGATCCGGGCAAGACGCCCAGAGTGCCGTCTATGGTCCGTGATCGTGCGCGTGGTGCATTAAGACACTATCCTAATGATTATGAACTTGATCGTATCGCGGACAGTTGTCCTGATATGCTTGACAAAATACCATTCAATGATAGAATAGCAAGAAAGAATATTTTTAAATAAGGAGGGCCTGTGGCCAAACCATTTGATGTTAGTAAATTTAGGAAAGATATTACCAAGAGTATTGAAGGTCTCAGTATTGGTTTCAATGATCCTACTGATTGGATCAGTACCGGTAACCACGCTCTCAATTATCTTATTAGCGGAGACTTTAACAAAGGAGTCCCACTAGGCAAGGTTACTGTATTTGCAGGTGAATCAGGATCGGGCAAGAGTTATATCTGCTCTGGCAACCTAGTTCGTCACGCACAACAACAAGGCATTTTCGTTGTGCTTGTTGATACTGAAAACGCACTTGATGAAGATTGGCTGAAGGCACTTGGTGTTGATACAGCCGAAGATAAATTGTTGAAGTTGAACATGGCAATGATTGATGATGTTGCTAAAACAATTTCAGAATTTATGAAGAACTACAAGACACTGCCCGCTGATGACAAGCCTAAGGTATTGTTCATCATTGACAGTCTTGGCATGTTGTTGACTCCAACTGATGTTAACCAGTTTGAAGCAGGTGATATGAAGGGTGACATGGGTCGTAAGCCCAAGGCACTCACTAGTCTTGTTCGCAACTGTGTAAACATGTTTGGCAGTCACAATGTTGGTCTAGTCGCAACTAATCACACATATGCTTCACAAGATATGTTTGACCCAGATGACAAGATCAGTGGAGGTCAAGGCTTCATCTATGCAAGTAGTATTGTTGTTGCCATGCGCAAACTCAAACTTAAGGAAGATGATGACGGTAACAAGATCACGGATGTTCGCGGCATTCGTGCAGCATGTAAGGTCATGAAAACCCGCTACGCAAAACCTTTTGAACAAGTACAAGTTAAGATTCCTTACGAAACAGGTATGAATCCATATAGCGGTTTGCTTGATTTATTTGAGAAGGCTGGCATACTAACTAAAGAAGGTAATCGTCTTGCTTATACAACTGCTGATGGGGAATCACTGAAATTCTTCCGCAAGGGTTGGGAAAGCAATGAAGATGGATGCCTTGATAAGGTAATGTCAGAATATCAAAAGGCACAAACAAAGATAAGTAATACAACTTCTGTAGCGGAGGAATAATACAGATGAGTATTACAGTTGTAGCCGAAGTATGGCGCGCCATTAAAGGCGAAATTGATGATGCAAATCTTCCAGATGCTGCTGAATCACTTGTTGATGTTCTCATTCAAAATGATTACGAAGCCAGTGATATCAAGGCAGAGTTTCGTAGAGATAGTGATGTAATGGCTGCTGTTAAGGCATTTATTGCCTCACAAGAAGAAGATGAAGAAGAATACGAAGAGGAAGAAGAGGAAGATGAGGATTACGACGATAATTGGTGATGAATGAACTGGTATACCAGAATCACAACTGATTTAAGTGTAATCCCTGATTTCATAGCACACTATGAATCAGAATTAGAGCAAGCAAAATGGGATTGCCGAGTAGGTGGAAAGGTAGAGAAGAATATCTCAAACCTACCCGGTATCACAGAACAGCGTTTCAATCAACTACAAGAGATTGAGGCGGTATTGAATTATCTCAACATACAATTACGTAAACTTAGACGTAAATACTTTCAGAAGTATCTGGAAGGATACAACAGGGCCCTAACAAGCCGTGATGCTGAAAAGTATGTTGACGGCGAAGATGAAGTTATTGACTTTGAAGTACTAATCAACGAGGTAGCACTTTTGCGTAACAAGTGGCTTGGTATTATGAAAGGTCTTGATAGCAAACAATGGCAGTTAGGCCATATCGTTCGCCTGCGTACTGCTGGCATGGAAGATGTGTCGGTCTCCTGATGGCACAAATCATACACCTTATTACTTCCTACCTAAACAAACATAAACAGTACCTAGACACCAAACCCCTAGTTGTAGCAACTAACAATTATGTCTGTATCAACTTTACCTATTATGGGTATGATATTGAAGTATGTGTCTACAACGAAACTTTTATCAAACTAAAAGTAGATAATATGCCACATGCTATTTGTGATGGCATTAAATCATTTCGTAGTGAAATAGATAGATTACATATGTTGAGGTATCAATGAATACGGTTCGTGACAAATTACAAATCATACTCAACACAATTGAAAATTTACCATTAGAAACACTACAAAAATATCCTGAACTAGAACGAATTGTCCCAAAACTTTACGAAGCATTACAGATTGATGATGTATGCGACCACAAGTATGTAAATGGGCATTGTGTTTGTGGAAGTGTATTGACACAAGATATAGTATAGTGTATTCTTATACAGTAGTAACTAAAGGAGATATGTATGAATATGAAGTTAAAGGCTGCCGGCGATGTTGCTGGCGTGACTGCGGTAATTTTTGGTACTATTGCTTTTTTGAATTATGTCACTAAAGAATATGCATCAATGATTATTGCTTTTGGCTTGTTGGCTTATTTGATTTATATCATGTATAGCATCAGGTTGAGTTCATTAGAAAGTGAACAGCGTGAGTTGGAACGGGTCGAGGACATTGTCCGAACACGCAACCTGCTACAATCTCTAGAACAGAAATCTAGCAAGTAATAGGACCTCGCACAAAGCCCTGGCCAGCATATAGTGCTACAATGCTATATGTCTGGCCAGCGCCGTTTATATCCAGGCCTATGCGGTCCTAGACGGTGTTGTAAGTTATTGATTTATATGGATTTATAGTTCTTGACCTAGGCCTAGTTTGGGCGCATAATATCTATACAGTATGAGTACGGAGACAAACATGAATAAGCGTCACGGCAGTCCTTATGATCGCGGAGCGGCTGATAGTTATTATCGTCGGGATTTTAGCCCGCACTATTATCTGGGCGATACCTATCGTAGTGAACAGATTACGCTGGTCGCAATGACTGGTAAGGAACTTGAGGAATATGCCCAGGGCTACAAGGATAACGAGGCAGCGGGTAACTTTAAGGAGTGGGAATAATGGGTTATCGTGTTCTTCCGCAGCGTGAGCAAAAGTTTGGTCCTCGCAAGGGTCTTGAGGGTCCGTTTGACTTCAGTGGTCGCATCCTGTATTATGATGTAAAGCAGGGTCAGTACTACGATCCTACTACGGACTTCTACGTTGATCGTGAAGAAATGGACTTTATAAATCAAAGACTTACAGAATTGCTAAGTCGTTGATTTTGCTGGATTTTTAGTTCTTGACCTAGGGTACGAATTTTCGTATACTAGTATAGTTGATTGATTAATTACTAACGGAGTATTTTATGTCAGTTGTTCTTGTTAAGAGTGGGTCTTATCGCGGTATTCCCGTGATCAATACCCAGTTTACTTTGGTTAAGGGTTTTCAGACAGGCAAGAAAGGTAACTACATTACTGTGCGTAATGATGGTATCTTTCCGATCGCTATCGATGTTGTCAAAATCAAGGTTGAGGACCAACATGATTTTGAATTTGTCAGTGGTGAGGCGCCTGCTAATGTGTCGCAGTTTGTTCCCAATCCTGTAGTACAGGAGAGTGATGAGCAGGCTATGGACCGTATCGCTACTAGGTTCGCTATTCTTGATGAAATGGCTCGCGCTACTACAAATGGTGGCATTCGGGCTATGATCGTGAGTGGCCCTCCCGGCGTCGGCAAGTCGTTCGGTGTTGAGCAGCAGTTAGAGAAGGCGAGTATGTTTGATCGTCTTGCTAATCGCACTCTCAAGTACGAGGTCATCAAGGGTGCTATGACGGCACTGGGTCTCTATGCTACATTGTTCAAGCATAGTGATAAGAATCATGTACTGGTGTTCGACGATTGCGATAGCATTCTTATGGATGACTTGTCGTTGAACATTCTCAAGGCTGCACTTGACAGTGGCAAGCGACGCCGCATTTATTGGAACTCTGATAGCAGCATGTTGCGGCGTGAGGGTATCCCTGATGCGTTCGACTTTAATGGTTCGGTGATCTTCATTACGAATATCAAGTTCGATCACTTGAAGTCGAAGAAGTTGCAGGACCATCTTGAGGC